AGGGGATGCTGATGCCCCAGACGTTATAATTTGTCCAGAGTGTTCAGGCAAAGGGCACCTCGCATAATCACAGACACGCGGGAGACCGCGAAAGGAGAAAGAGGATGGAAAGAGAAAGGGAAATTGCTTTTTATGAGTATATCTCGGGAGCAATGCGATTTGCAAGCAAGGAAATAGGACGCAGTATTGATTTTAGTAAATATATAATTTTACTACCGAGATATACGACCCACGGCAGGGAAAGGATTCTTGGCGGTGACGTATATATCGTTGACAGCATGCATGGTGATTTTGATGTTGCGTGTCCTTATGACTGCACGGCAGATGATGAAAAGGCACTAGAGAAAATCAGAGAATATAGAGAGTTGTATGCATTCATTGAGCCAAAAATATAAGGAGTGAATCATGAACGAAGAACTGACAAAGGAAGTGCTAGAGGCGATGAAGAAGTGCAACGAAACCCACTGTTGTAACGAATGCCTTGCAGTGGGTGTCTGTTGTTCAGAAGACGGTATCACTATAGGACAGCGACTCGCCACCGCACTGCTTGAGGAAAGAGCAAAGCCGAAGGTGTGGGATGGCGCGCCGGAATGGGCTGATCGAGCTGATGTATCATACAAGGGGAACGTAAAAGGTAAGATCAATGTATCGATCTACACCCGCGAGATACCGAAGTCCCGCGCACGGCAGATAGCGGAGAACATTGTACACGGCATAAATGGGGAAACCCATGGAGAGACAAAGGATATCGAGTACGTGGAATATGTTCTCAACAAATACGCGGAAGAACTCAAGGGGGAAGCATGACTCTATTTGAACAGGCGGTAAAGACATACGGAGCAGAAAGCCAGGTGCGTAAAGCGGTCGAGGAACTGACAGAGTTATCCGTTGCCCTGCTTCACTCACTGGACGGACGCGGGGACACGGAGAATATACGCGAGGAAATGGCGGACGTGGAAATCATGCTTGAACAACTTCATGTCATATTCGGGTACGGAGATTATCGGCTGGTCAAAGAGTGCAGGCTAGCAGAGAGGCTTTTAACATGAACATTCTATCAGTAACTGAACACGACGAAATCTGCTGTCCGATCTGTGAGACACGGCACAAGATGAGCGAGTACATAACCGTCTACACTGGGAATGAAATAGCGCTTGCCAATCCGCTGAATCCATGATACTATCAATCATTCCTTCTTCCCTTGCCCGGCGGTAATTCCCTGCCGCCGGGCTTCTTTATGCACTTGCCGGAATAGGGAATATGCGGTATAATGGTGGCATGGGGGAAGCATGAAGAGCATCAAGATACTAGGCAAGGAATACAAAATTGAATACGTGGACAACGAAACACTAGGAGGCAACTGCGGGGACTGTAATACCGTTAAAGCCTATATCAGAATAAACAAAGACATTACAAAGCAACAGCAGGAAGATACGCTTCTTCACGAAGTCCTTCACATAATCAGCGATGAAGTAACACTTGAGCTCACAGAGGGGCAAGTGGGACGACTGGCAACCATTCTTTATTCTATCGGGGTAAGGGTGCATGGCTAAAGCAGGAAGGAAACCAAAGAACGATCCCAATGACGTAGACGCAATCCAGAAAAAGATTGATGCGTACTTTCAATCCGCAATAGAAGGAGAGAGGCCGTATACCTTTTCGGGTCTTGCCCTTGCACTTGGGTACTTTTCGAGGACGCAGCTATGGGAAAACTCAAAACGTAACTCGCCTATTTCCGAACCCATAAAGAAAGCCATGATGAAAATAGAGGAAGCCTACGAGGAGCGCTTACACGGCAACACCCCGACTGGTGCTATCTTTGCGCTGAAGAACCGTGGATGGCAAGATAAGCAAGAGGTAGAACACAGCGGGACAATCACAGACAAGCTCACGAAGGAAGAACGAAAGGCGCGCATAGATGCCCTCAAAGCAAAACTTGACCGATGACGAAATCCTAGAGCTGGAAGAACTGCTCCGACTTGAGGAGATAGACGCGGCAAGGGTGTCTTTCTGGGATTTCTGCCGGGTGATATCACCAGACTTCTACAAACCAGACAGAGTCTATTTGAAAGAGCTGTGCGATACGGTACAGGGCATATACGAACGAACGATTAAGCGGCCAGACGGGAAGCCCTACGGCAAGGTACGAATAGAGCTACCACCACGGCACGGAAAGAGTCGGACAATGACGAACTTTTCCGCGTGGGTTCTTGGCGTAAACAATACTGAAAAAATAATAACCGCATCATATAACGATGATCTAGCACAGGACTTTTCGCGGCATACGCGGGATATCATCATGGAGGAGAAGAACCTTGCAGAGCAGACGGTGTATTCCGACATATTCACAGCAAAGGTAAAGCACGGGGACGCGAGCTACAAGAAGTGGGCGCTTGAGGGGCAGTTCTTCAACTACAAGGGGACTGGTATAGGCGGTTCAATAACCGGACGCGGCGGATCCATTTTGATAATTGACGATCCGGTTAAGGACGCGGAGACAGCATACAACGAGGCGGCTCTAGAAAAGATATGGTTATGGTATACCGGTACGTTTCTTTCCCGAGCCGAGGAAGGTGCCATACAGATTCTTTGCATGACCCCGTGGAGCAAGAAGGACATAGGCGCAAGGCTTGAGGAAGCAGAGCCAGGGGAATGGCTTGTTATATCTCTTCCTGCCTATGACGGTGAAGGGATGCTTTGCCCGGAGATTCTTTCATACGAATCATACGCAAGCAAGAAAAAGATAGGCGATGAAAACATCTTTTCCGCTAACTATGATATGCAACGCCTTGATGTCAAGGGAAGGTTATATTCTGGATTCCAAACCTACGCGGACATACCCGACGGTACGACCGCGAGCGTATGTTATACCGACACGGCAGACGAAGGGAAAGACTATCTTTGTAGCATAACAGCCAAAAAGAAGGGCTTGTATCTATATGTTACCGGCGTTCTTTACACGCAAGAAGCACAAGAGACTACCGAGCCAGCGACCGTACAGCTTTTACAGGACACGAAAACGCAGGAAGCGGTTATTGAATCAAACAACGGAGGGCGTGCTTTTGCGCGGAACATTCAGAGGATAGCGAACGAACGCGGATACCGGGCGTCTATCCGATGGTTCCACCAGAGCGCCAACAAGCAGGCTCGAATACTAACTAACGCCGCAGTTGTTCAGCAGTATGTATTGTTTCCCGAAGGATGGGCGGTCAAGTGGCCAGAGTTCTATAATGCTTTAATGACGTATCAGAAAGAGGGCAAAAACAAACATGACGACGCGCCGGATGCCCTTACAGGATTAGTAGAGAAGTTTGGAACAGGCATGAATAGGGCTGGCGCATCCTCTAACGTCCGGGCAGTTGCAAGAATCTAAAAAGTAGTGTATACTATTTCATACACAGGGGGTTGGTATGGACGCGCAAACAATCGAGAAGCTGATAAAAGAACATAAGCCTTTAACGACGCGGTACTTTGACCAGAAGGCGTACAAGATCGGAGAGAACGCGGCGATACAACAGCTGAACCCGAAGCCTGCACCGGACAATCGCATCCCCGTCCCGTTTATCCGAAGGGCAACAAAGCTGATCAAGGGATACTTTGCGAAGGTCGGAAATATCACTTATACCGATTCTACCGGATGGTTCGAGAAAACCCTTGCGGATATCTTTGACAGCAATGACGAAGAACTAGAAACGGCGTCTATGTTTGAGGATGCAATTTGTTATGGCAAAGCGTTTGAATTGCACTGGTACGATAAAGACGACGGGTTCCAATTCTGTGTTATACCTATTTCACAGTGCATTCCGATATATTCCGATGATCTGAAAAAGAAACTGATTGCGTTCATCTGGTACCGCGAGAACGGCGACGAAGAACTAGCGACCTATTACGATTCAAGCGAGTACCTAGAATACCGCAAGAAGAAGGGTGGGGAGTTTGAGGCTGTCAAAGATTCAAGCGGGACCCACTTGTTTAACCGCGTACCGGTGCTTGAGGCGAACATAGACCGCGACGGCAGGAACGTCTTTGACCACTGTTTGCCGCTTATTGATATGTACGACAAGATCATATCAGAGGTCGGGAATGAGCATGAGAAGTTCGCTAACAGCATCCTTCTTTTACGGGACTATCTCGACAGCGTAAACAAAGATGAAAAAGGGCTTACCGATGCCGACAAAGTGAACCTGTGGCGCGTGATGGATAAGCTCGGGGACAACGTGCGCGACGCTGCTGCATACCTTGAGCGCAACGTTAATGACACATTTATATCAAATACCCTGGACAGATACGAACGGCTGATATACGAAATGCTTTGTTTGTTCAATCCAAATGATGACGTGTTTGCTACTTCCAGCGGGATAGCGCAGGCATACAAATTGCTTGGCTTTGAATATCTCATTGCCGACATGGAGAGCTACTTTGCAAAGTTCCTGTATGACCGTATCCGCCTTATCGCCGGGCACTCGGTTGTAAAAGGTCTCAAAGACGCAAGCTCGGTGACTGTCTCCTTCAAGCGCAATCTGCCATTTGACATTGAATCTACTGCAAATATCGTCGCTACGCTTTCCGGAGGCGAAAAGGTCGTGAGCAAGGCAACGCTCCTGAAGATGTTCCCGTCAACGATAATACCGGACGTAGAAGCGGAGCTTGAAGCGGTCAAAGAAGAGACACCGGCGCCGACTGATCCGTTCATGGGTGCAGAATGGTCGAGCAACTAATATACCAGTTAGAGACCGACATACTCGGGCGTATCGCCTATTACCTTTCCCGTGGTTCAGTAGCGTCAGCAGACTGGCAGACAATGAAGCTGCGGGATTTAGGACTATTGAGCTATGACGTACAGCGAATCATAAACAAATACCGTGGGCGGATTCTTTTACAGACAGGGCGCGAGGTCGAAGCATCAGCCGATGACATTCTTCGCTTAATCCGCGAGAACAGCCCGAAGGGTAAGAAACTGGTAGCAACACGAACGGATGCAATGCGGGATATAATCAATACCTGGGTATCAAGCGCGACAAGTAAAACCAACATAGCAATGGCAACGCTTGCACAAAGCGCTGGTAAAAAGTATGTAGCGGCTGTGTCAAAAGCCAGCCTGTCTGTAGTGACTGGAACAGATACTCTACAAAAGTCTGTAATGCGGTCAATAGGCGAGCTTGAAAAGCTGGATGCCTTTGTCGATTCGGCAGGGAGAACGTGGACTCCCGAGGGATATGTCAAGATGGTTGTGCGAAGCAATCAAAGGCGCGTTTCAACAGAGACAATGTTTCAAGCTGCAAGGGAAGGCGATACTGATCTGGTGGAAGTCTCTAGCCATGCCGGAGCGCGTCCAAAGTGTGCGCCATACCAGGGAAAGATATTCTCTATTTCAGGAACGCATCCAAAGTACCCGCCACTTTCTTCAACATCGTACGGAGAACCGGACGGACTGAACGGGATAAACTGCGGGCACATATTCTACCCGTTCTGGGAAGGGGTGTCTGAAAAAACATACAGTCCGTTTCCTGCAAAAGAAAACCGCGAGACCTACGAGCAGAGCCAGCAACAACGGGCGTATGAGCGGAAGATTCGTTACTATAAGCGGAAAGAGGCGATAGCACGTG